CTGGCGACCAAATGTAGTTGTTGTTGGAGTCCTTTAACCTTCTCAAAGACTTAATAACATTCTTTGGAGCAACAAATGCTGCCCTTCTGGAATTTCTAATAGTCTGTGGTACTGAGTAAATCAAGTCTATAACATTATCAAAGCTAATAGCGTTACCAGCGTCAACCGCTGTACCAAGTGAGGTCATAAGACCTGTTGGTTGTGCAGTTCCAGAACCTGTGAAATAAGCTTTGTCCTCTGTTGCAGCAATCACTTCAGCAAATAGTTCAAGTATGAACCTGACAATGTCAATATTTGCATCTGCAATTAACTCTTGAGTTACAGGTAACAAACATACAAGTTTGTAAGGTGTAAGTTCAATCTGTCCAAATTCTGCACTAGAAGTTGTCTTTGAGGCATACTCTGCTGTCCAGTAGGCTGCAGGTTTTGCTTCTAAAGAATTTAACTTCAAAGAGTCTGTTTGCATAGGAATAATCCTTGCAAGTTTTCTCATTACAGAATAATCAGGTAAAATCCTCCAGATTTCAGCTTTCAATTCTTCAGGAACTAGGTAGCCACCATCTGCAGCTGTACCTTCGTTAAGAGCTTTGAATACTCTTTGTGCCTCTGCATCCTCCTTGTACATAACAAGGGATTTGAAAAAGCTAACGATTTTGTCTTCCTTTGATAGGTTGTTAAGGTCTTTAGGAAATCTAAATCCTGCGAAACCTGAACTCTTACTAAACATTTTACTCTTTATTTCATTCGTGTCCGATTCGTTAAGACCTTTTGCTGTCTTAATTGCTGAAACTATGCGGTTAGTAAATTTATCCAGAGCTTCCTCTGTTACTAACGCCTCAGCCTCTTCAGGCTTTTGTTCATCAGCGGGGACATCTTCTACTACTTCGGGAGCTTCCTCTTCTACTGGTTCTTCTTCAACTGCTTCTTCTTCCTCCATAACTTCTTTAATCAATTCTTTTAGTTTTTTATCATCCATTTATTTTTTCACCACCTTTCTAGATTTAATCATCCTTTTTATTTCTTTCTTCATTTGTTTTCTTTCTGCTCTAACCTCGTTTCTCAATGACATAATATTATATTTTATAAATCCTAGTAATTCCTGATTAAACGAGGACTCAACTTCCTCATTAAGACTTTTTAATATCTGTTCTTCTACAAATCTGTAGTCTGGTACAGGTTTGTCAAATTGTGCGTAATGTCTTTTCAAATGATTGTAAATACCTCTCCTGTCTTTATCGGGTACATTAACTCCACCCCTTGCACCAAGCAAAGATGCCATTGCAGCCGCTACGCCTCTCCAATTAGTAACAAGTTTTTCCCCTCTAACATCATGGTGAGGTAATTTGTAGGAACTGAGTTTATCTGGGTTCTCTTTGTCATACCAAGCAAACGCTCTTTTATATTTGCCCATATCTTTACCAGCCCACTCTTTAACTCTCTTTTTTGACTCACTAGCATTCCAACTAGCAGAATCAGGTAAAGTATCGTAAGCTCTAAAAGGAACAACAGCTTTATCCTCTACAATATCTTCCCAATCAAGTGATTTAATACCAGCATCCCTTAAAACAACTCTAGCATTAGGGTTAGCGGGTACGGCTACCAAAGAAATCTCTAGCAGTTCGGATTTTGTTATTGTGTTACCATCTCTCTCAAGTGGTATAAAACCAACAGAAAATGCGTTTAAAAAGCCTTCTTTAACCTTTCTAAACAATTCAGCAGCAAATGTATCCTTCATGTCAAATTTAGGTTGAAACATCAAACGTTTTCTTTTACCCTCGCCCTCAAACCAAAGCCTTTCAACTTTTCCTATTGGAGGTCTGTACTCCCTAACATTATGTCCCCATAATAATTGAGGGTTCATATTGAAGTTTGTTAAATCCCATCCATCAGGGTCTATTCTATCTCCCTCTCTATCTACAATACCATCAGATGCTACAGCCGCTTGTATAACACCCTCCTCAGCACTAGATTTGTCTACAAATGCTTTTGCTATTAACTTTTCACTCATACTATCTACCTCCTTCTGAGAATTTTTACTATGGTCTGCTACCCATTTTTTAGCCTCTACCATTGTCCATTTTTTAATGTCAAATAAATAAGTTCTAATTTGCTTAGTATTACTTTCATAAAACGCTTTTATACCTTTCGAAGCAGAAATAGTAATAGTTACTATTCTTTCCTTTTTAGGCTTTTTATATTTTGGGTTTGGGACCCTATGATATTTTCCTATTGTTTCTGGCATTATCTTTTTTTACTAGATGGAATAGGTAAAGACAAACGCAAACTTAACCCTTACCTACTCCACCTAACAAAAAAAGACTTAAAATCAAAGCATACCGCTCTGGTTTTAAGCCTCTAAAAAGGACTCGTGTTAGACTGTACCGTCTTTATTGAATTTATATATTTAACTGTAATATTATTTTATCACTTTAGGTTGCCGAGTGTCAATAGTTTTTAGCACTTTAGGCGTAATAGTGATAGGGAATACCATTTTACATCTTCTACATTTGTGTTTAGCATGAAAGTATCCAGATGTTATAGAATAGGATACATTCTTTAATACAGGTGTTCCACAATATGGGCATTTAATATCAGTATTCATTCTACTCTCCTATTAAACAAAACTTTACTATTATCCGCACCTGCAGCAAACTCAATCCATCTCTTCCTATTTATTGGACCACTCATCTCAGCCATTAACTCAATAGCCTCTCTAAAGTTAGTATTTATCTTAATAGCCTGTAAACAGGCATTTCTAGCCTTCTCACCTTGTCGGGACTGCCAATAACACCTAGCTAGTTTAAGATACGCCTCTGCTTTTTCTGCTGCCCATGTGGACACTTTTATATATTCTAAATACCATTTAATAGCCTCATGCCAAATTTTCCTGTAATAGTATTCTCTGGCTAAATAAAATTTCTCTCTTATACAATTAGGGTTCTTTGTTACCTCTTTAGTAAGTATTCTAAAGGCTCTATCTGGGTCTTTCTTATGTGCTGGGCTATATCCATAAGTTATGGTTACATCAACATCTTTGCTACTCTTAACATTTAAATAGTTATGTATTGCTCCTAACCACTTAATCTTGGGAGAGTTCTTGTAAACACGAGGAGACTTATGGAGCATACCATCTTTAGCAGATTTGACATTAAAACTCAATGAGTCATATTTATCTGGTAATTCTTTTAAAATATCTTTTATCTTCTTAATACCGTTCTTCTCTAATGTTTCGTCAGCATCAATAACTAATATCCAATCGCCTGTAGCTTTAGAATTAGCGTGGTTACGGGCTTCTGCAAAATTATCATTCCAAATATAATCGGTAAACACCTTGTCTGTGTACTTCTTGGCTATTTCAATAGTTTTATCAGTAGAACCTGTATCACAGATAATAATTTCATCAGCATTTTGGATAGATTTAAGACAACTTTCAAGCATGACTTCTTCATCTTTAACTATCATGCAGACAGATAAATTCATAGTTTTATTATATCACGAAGCATCCATTAGTGTATTAACAGATACCAGAGCAACACCATTTATTGTTTTTATATTACTGGATAAAGTAACATCGTTTACAGTCTTTACTCCCATAGGACCTCTGACATTGAAATTATCTACTTTAAAATAACCAGGCACCGCTTCGACTTCCCAATTTCCAGCAGTAATCGCTGTATATAGAGCAGTTACAGTTATAGGATTTGATACACTTGTTAAATTTGTCCAGCTTATACCATCACCAGAATAATCCCAGTATGTTGTTCCACCAGACTCCCTTATTCTTAACCAATCAGTAGTTCCAGCACTATACTCAATTTCTCCTAACCAAGTTGTACTCCCACTTACTTTATAATTGGCATAAAGCCATCCCCACGCAGAAAACCACTCTATATTATTGTTACTATCTACAAATAGTGTAAAATAAGACTCAGAGTTTCCACCCGAAGCTGGAAGTTGAATAACCTCAATATATCCTTGATTTCCCGTTAAGTTATAGGAATTATCAGACTCCAAACTTGCATATCCTGTATTAGGGTCTACAGCTAGGGTAAACTCTAACTGCTTGTTTACCTCATCTACAGTTGTATTTCCCTCACTTTCGTTCCATTTTGCGGTATCTATGCTATTATCATTAAAATTGTCTTGAAATGTACTGAGATTTGCCATTATAACTTCCTTATCTTAAATTCTAATTCCTCTATATCTTTTTGTAATACAGAGTTATTAGGATTTTTAACTAAATCTCTCTTTTTATCTCTTAATTCTCTCAAATATAGTCCTTTCCAATACAAATTTGGTTCTTTGTTAAATTTCTCCAAATACTCCCCAACCCTTTTCTTTGAAAAACCCCTCTTTGAAAATTTTCCCCATACCTCACTGGTTTTAGAGTCAACAAATATATAATTATTGATATCTTCTATAATTTTAAACATGAGTAAAGTACATCATAGATGGATTAAAGAATATACAATCATCCGTTAATGCGTACCCTACTGGCTGAATTACATCATCTGTTCCACTAGGTTGTGTTTGTGTTAAAGTTCCAACAGCTGTAGATACATATATTATACTCGCTTTACCTGGTCCAGTTGTCCAATTC